GAGTATCCTGAAAGTAACTCATCGGGAGCATTGATTCGTAGAGTATTCTTGTAATAGATGTCGTGATTACCTACTAACATGTCCATCTTCACTCCAAGATCAGCAAGAGGAGTGAACCACATTTCTTTTGCCTCATCAAGAGACATGAAGTTTATACTTTTTCTTTTATCAAAGGTATCACCCAGACAAATGATATTGGTTATACCATGTACCTTGATGAATGGGATTACGATTTCTGTATAAAATTTTCTGTACATGTTAATGTACGCTTGGTGATCGTTCCGTACACCAAAATGCTGATCAGTAATAAGGAGGATCTTCAAATCAGTATCCTCTTGAGTTAGTTTCTACTCTTGCTTTAATTTGATCGTATTCTGAATTTGAATCCCCATCAATAGTAAAGACTTCACCAGCACCAGACTTTTCAATAATCTTATCTCGGATCTCCATCTGTCTTTTTTCTTTAGCAATTCTTCTCAAGAATGCAAAGTAAACAATTTGTGTGAAGTATGCAAATGGATTACTAGACTTTGCTGGATCAAAGTTATCAATATACTGAATACAATTTTCAATACCATCACAAACCATATCATCTTTATACATGTAGTTGATAAAGTTAGGACGATAGGAAAGATGAGTTGCAATCTTCAAAAAGCAACCACCAATATAATTACTTACTCTTGGTTTAGTCTTACCTGCATCTGCAGCACGTTTAACTGATGCACGATACTTCTCAAGCTCTGCAAGGAACTCTTTGTTATTAAGGTAGTGTTCCTTTTTTCTGGGAGCCATTGGTTTAGTATACATGTGTACCAATTTTGTTATTCACATAATAACAGGAATTCCTAATCTTGTCAACAAGCTTGACAGATCTCTGTTTTCTCTGTAGAATAACAATGTCAGATGTGAAAGACCACTATTAGCTGTTACCAAATAGATCTTCTAGTTTCTTTCTTGCCTCTTGAATCTTACCTAAAGAACCTTCGTTATCAGTAAGAGTTACTTTATAGTTGTCGGGTATATTGGACGTGGGGCGCGAGACCGTATCTTTTTTCCCTGTGGCGAGGAAGGCTTCATATACAAAGACCATCTCTTTAGAAAGAGCAGCCATAGTTAGAATTGTATCCGAACTAATAATATAAAAATCTTCGTCAGAAAAGTTCTGCCACTTGGTAAATCCAAGACCTCTTACTGCTTTTTCTCCATCAATCTCTTTGGTAAAAGTTTGCACCAAGAGAGGATCTTCTAAGTACACTAACTCTTGATTAGTAGTGTCATCCAAAGATACTAGAGCTCTAGCAATTAGTTCATCACCATTAATTAGTTTGATAGAACAATGAAATTCTTCATCGTGTTTAACGTAAGTCAACATAGGTTATCTTAGTTTTACATCTATAATTTCGTAGTCAAATTTTTCTTCATTGTATACTTTAACTCTTTCAAATAAATGATTTAAAGTATAGTTCCTGAAGTTATTATGTGAGATATCGTCAGCGATATCGTATAGTGTTGCTTGTGATTTGTTTGCCCCTTTACGGAGAACTCTTCCAATAGATTGGAGGTTTCGGACTCTTGATTTTGAAGGTGATGCAAAGATCACATTATGTAAGTTTTTTATGTTGATGCCTGTGGAGAAGGTTCCGTACGAAGCAATGATAATACTCTCATTAGAGATCTCAGTTAATTCTCTAATTTTCTCTCTATCCTTAACATCAACACCGCCATGAACTAAATATACAGGACGTTGTATGTTACTATTTAGCAGATCAAAAAGAGGTTCCCCGTGCTTCTCCACGTAGTTGTACAGAACAAGAGTGTTACCTTTCAGATCTTTTGCTAGGTTAAGTATAAATTTATTCCGCTTTTCATTAGTGACAATATATTCAATCTCATCCTGATACGATGCAAAACTTTGATATTCATGCTTCAGTACTAATACTTTAACTTCAAGTTGTGCAACCTGACCTCGCTTCATCAACTCTTTAGTTCTAGTAACCTGAGAACATCTACCAAAGACACCCTCTAATACTAACTGATTAGTTTCAGTTCCATCAAGAGTACCTGTAAACCCTACTCTATACTTACACTCATGAAGCTTACCCATCAAAGAAGTGAGAGATTTAGCTTTGAAAAGGTGTGCCTCGTCACCGATGACAACATCAAACCTGTCAAACCACTTACGCGGTTCCTTGTAAACAGATTGCCAAGTGGTAATTACTACCTGATGGTCCGTGTATTTTTCTTGCCCCGCATATATCTTGTGGCAATATTTGGACGCCGCCCATCCATATTCCTCAAAGTCCTTGTACATCTGCTCCACGAGAGAAGTAGTGGGGACTACGATGAGAACACTGCGGTCTACGTTGACATGGAATCTCGTGATAGCATAGATCATCAAAGACTTACCGCTCGCAGTAGGAGACAATAGTAACCTGCGGTTATATCTTAGTGCTTCATAAATTCCTAGTAGTTGATAGTCTCTTGCTTTGTATGGAATGTTTAATGCTTTAACAAATCCATATACGCCTTCGGGAGTGATTAGTTCATTCTCTTCTTTAGGGTGACCAAAGAATTTACATTGCTCATAGTCAAAAGAATAACCCTTATCAATACACCAGTCAGTCAGATAATCAATCAACCCAACATATATCTCTCCAGTACCAGGGGAGTAGAGTCTAATCTTACCGTCCCATTTTTTGTACCTAGCATTTTTCTGCATGAACTTTGCCTGAGGTACTTCAAAGGTGAAGTAGTCAGACAGTTCATAATTTACATGAGGTTCCGCTTCAATCTTAAGGTAAACCTCATTCTTCTTACGAATTTTTAGATCTGCCATAAGGAAAACACATAATACAATTGCAGTTAAAATCCTGCTTTAAATTTTTCCCAATCAATCGCGTTCTTAATTTGATAACCACGATTGTTGATCATTCGTAGGACTGAATCCAAATAATTCAGACACACATCTATGTATGCTAACTTGGAGCGGCATTTTTGAACATCGCTATCTGCATTGATGAAGGTTTCAATCTCATCTCTACTAGTTAGTTTTAAGTCAAAGGGAATTTCGGAATAAACTTTTGCGGGTGCTTTACCCTTATAGTAAATCCACTTATCTCTCATGAGAATATTAAACTCAGTCTCACGTTCAATCTTTAATGTGGAGAAAGTATTGAGTAGTGAGTGATACTTTGCATGTAGACTTGGGATCTTTGATGACTCTTCGCAGTAGAGATCAGTATCAATCTTACTGTCCTTATCCCACATTTTTTGTAGTTCTTCCAAGTTCATGATCTAATACCACGGATCTGGTACTTCATTTTTAATGCCTGAAGCATCCATGCTTCGGCTAGGGTAGCTGGACCCAGTTTCAGTAATGTCCAACTCTTCTCGCTCAGGTCGGGATCGGCCAGAGCTCTCATTTTCCAATCTGGTAGCATAGCAAAATTTGTTCAATAACCAAGAGATCATACGGTTCTTCTCTTACCACTGTTAATGGCACGGATTTCGTACAAGGTATACCTGAATGTTACTTCCGCACTAAAGAAATTGTTGTCAGTCTGTGTGACATCAAAGCTAATCGTTGACAGATTAGTGGGGAAGGCATCTTTAAACAAACACTCAAACTGAGCATTCATATTATTATTTAGGGCGATCAAAGTAACGTCACTCACAAGACTTCTGATTGGATCTGTCACATCTCCGATCCTTTTACTCCTGATCCAATCCGCTCTTTCCTGAAGATCACTTGGAGTTCCTAATGCTCGCATCCAGTTATGCAGTTCCAAATAGTTTTCCAAATTCTCATCAATCAGGAATTCTATAGTAAGTTCTCCGTATTGAATGTTACCATCAATTGGATACTGAACCAATCCCCTGGTTGGGATTTCAATTTCACCAACAGAAAGAGTTGGGATATTTGCAGTCTGGCACAAGAATGCCGTCTTGGGTGCTTTGTCCAAGACTAGTTTGAAACCAATAGGAGACAGAAAGTTTTTATTCTTTAGTTCCTTTTCGTACCAAGTGGCAGCCATAGCTCTACGCTTTTTTACTATTTAGTGTATGTTTCGTTTCCCGTAACTAGAAAGTCCAGTTCGGTATCATACAGAAGTTGCAAAGCCTCACTTATACTTCCTGCTATAGGATCACCACCATTGTTTAATGATGTATTGAGTAGCATAGGAAGTCCAGTAAGTTTTTCAAACTCAGTGAGCAACTCATAAAAGTCTTCCTGATCTGCAGTTACTGTCTGAGGTCTACAAGTTCCATCTACATGTGTGATAGGTGCAAACGCTTCCTTATCTTTGACATCCATAACGTATAGCATATACGGAGAATCATATTCACAATCAAAATACTCACTACACTTTTCCCTAAGGACAGATGCACCAAAAGGTCTGAAGGGTTCTCTATGCTTTACTTTCAAATTTAGTTTATCCTTACCACCTTTAATGGTTGGATTCATAAGGATACTTCTATTTCCTAATGCTCTAGGTCCAACTTCACCATGACCTTGATACCATGCGACTATATTACCTTGAGCTAGAAGTTCTGCTGTTGATTTAATTGTTAGTTTGGAAGGACGTTCTTTCGGCGCTTCATCCGTTTGCCAGAACGGATACCCCTCTTTCTTAAACTCTGGTTGTTTGTATTCTTTTCGGAGTAATTCAACGATCCCCAAAGATAAACCTTCATCACTTGCATGTGCTGGTATGATGAGATTGGGACGTTTCTTTCTAATCCTACTGTTGATAATAGTGTTGAGAGCGACTCCTCCTGTATAAGAAATTCTATCAGTCTCTTTCGTATTTTTGGCAAAATAATCTTCTATAATTCTTTCTGAAATTGTATGACAAATTTGAATATGGTTTCTCATCACTCTTTCGTTGTCATAGATTCTTTCCATCATCGGAAAGTTCCATAGTCTACGGTGATCTTTCATAGTCAAAGGTCCTAGACGATTATGGATATCATCTATTTCTTCTTCGGGTACATTACCATATCCTTTGAGTGCCATTATCTTTCCCGCCATATCATATGAAACTCCTCTCAAACGGAGAAGAGCACCAGTGTCACCCATAGCAGTACCAAAACTAGGATGAGTTTCATATGAAGCGCAGTAAGTGCGATGGTCGTTTCTGAAAATACTTTGGGATAA